CGGGACCCCAAGGGCCTTCTGGTACAAATATTGAATTTGATGTAGTGCCTAATGGTCCTACAGCTTTTAATTTTAATGGTTCGGGCTTTTCTGCAGCTACAGCTAATCCAACTCTTTACCTACAAAGAGGACAGACATATAATTTTGACTTTGGAACAACTAGTGTCACTATGGGCTGGAACAATCAAAGTTCAAATTATATAACTAGTGGAGACGCCATAGATAGCTACACAATGCCTGCAGCTTCTCATACAGATTCTCAGTATGAAGGTGGAAGTAATAATGTTACGGCATTTACTGCGTCTAATGGAACTGTTAGTGATTCTGTAAAACTTCTTTCAAATACAAACTTCCTGCTAGCAAATAACTATTATAGAAAATCCTGGTCTTACTCTGATTCATTCAGTGTATTATCTGGACAAATTTTAGACTATAACGTATTTTCATATCATGAAAATACTGCATCTAAAGATGCACGTTACCAAGTTTGGTTTTTAGATACTGCTTCAGGCACTTATTATCAAGGGTGGTCTATTGGAGGTGCCGGAAACTCAGAAGGTGTATCTTTTGGTAGTAATACAGCAGGAACAAACTTTACATACCAATTTACAACAACTTCTACATATAGAATGATTGTAGTTCTAGGTGTAAAAGAAATCTCTGCACAAGATGTTCCTTCTGGAAGTGGTAATTATCAACCTGTAGAAGCCTGGGTTCAGTTTCAAGATTTTGCATTTAACAATGGACACCCTTTCTGGATTCAAACTAGCAGTGGAGCATACAACTCATCCAATGTACTAGGAGCATCAGACGGTGTTACAAATAATGGAGCTACTCGTGGTACTTTAATTTACGAAGTGCCAATGAGTGCACCTAGTACGCTCTACTATGTCTGTCAAAATCATTCAGCAATGGCAGGCATAATCTATACAACTGATGCGGTGGGAGCTACTTCATCTAGTATTACAGATGGTACGAAAACTTTAGATTTTGACTCTAGTAATAATCTGCAAGCAAATACTCATTTATTACCTGATACAAATGCAACTTATGATTTAGGAAGTTCAACTAAAAAATGGAGAGATCTCTACTTAGATAGTTCTTCTTTGCACTTAGGAAGCACTGAAATCTCTATAAATTCTTCATCTGAGTTAGTTCTTCCTGCAATTCAAATGACAGGTCATATGATTCCTGATACTAATGCAGCGTATGATTTAGGTAATGCTGAATATAAAATCCGTCATCTGTTTCTTTCTGATAACACTATTTATTCTGATAGTGGAACAATGAAAGTAGCACAACACCAGTCAGGAGGTACTCCTCAAACACCTACAAAACTTATGACTTTTGCACAAATAAAACAAATTGCCGCAGCATCCCCGGATTATGCAGCATTCCAAGCAGCTATTGCAGCTCTTGACGATAGTTAAGGAGACTTAAATGGCCGCAGATTTTCCTAGTAGTCCTAATAATGGAGATACTTATACATATAATAACATAACTTATGTGTTTGATGCCACATTGGGTGTGTGGACTGTGGACAGTACTCCAGGTGCTTCTGGGCATGGCACGAAGTTTGTTTTAAAAATTCCTGCAAACACTATATCAGGTGGTGTACCTTTTAGTGATGCATTTTATACCTTTGATCGAGGACTCAATAGAGATGTACAATTTTCTATGTTAACAGCACGTTTTGGAGATGGGTATGAACAAAGAGCACTTGACGGAACAAATACAAAAAAAGATGTATTTAACATAGCATTTGCAAATAGAAAATCAGAAGATATTGATATAATTGCAAAGTTTTTTGATCTAAAACAAGGCAAAAACTTTGATATACTTATTCCTGAATATGGTGGAACACAAACTTTAAAGGCAATCTGTGAGCAATACAAAATAGCATATACTTATTCAACACATCACACTTTAACAGCAGCCCTCAGACGAGTTTATGAGCCATGAGCACTTTTGATTATTACTTTGACCAATTTTTAAATAATAGTTATCAAGTACCTATTGCAGATGTTTCTAGTAATTATACTGCAATAATGAAAACAGGAGATACTATTAATGTTAATGTTGTCTATAATAATCCAGTAGCAAGTCAAACAGAGATAGTATATTTATTAGATCCTGCCGGAGATTCTACAAGAAATGATCCAGACTTAACACTTAGTACAGGATCTGGGTTTAATAAGACCTTTAGTCTAGTTGCTCCGGAGTCAACAGAACGTTCTGCACATGATCCATATGCTCATTGGCATTTTTTCGTTCAAAGAAGCCATTTTCCTATTTTACCGGGCGAAGAAAGAAACTTTAGTCTTAGAGCACTTATATTACCTCGAGACTTTGGATTTTTAACAGAAGCGGATGTAGTACAAGGATCTTCTGTTAATGTTCCTATCAGTACCGCAGGAATAGGGGATTATTTTAATACTAATGCTCCGATTACAGGTACTCCTGCCGTTGCTGCTGGCGGAGAAAAGTTTTCTTGGAAACTTGTAAATAGCAGTGGATCAAATGATGATATTGTAGATTCTACCTACTTTACAAATGTTACCGGCACTCTATTTGTAACAGGAAGTTCGGATAATATTACAATAGCTCCAACTACTAGCTGTCCTGACGGAACATACTTTTTAAGATTATATCACTACAATACTACTCCTCAGTATGTAATTGGTGCTGCGACTGCTTCAACTTCAGGCTTTGGAGCTACTTTTACTTCCGAGACGCGTATAAATGTTGGACTTCAAGCAGAAGAAATAATTGAAGCATCGGATGATATAGATACTGACGATACTAATACTATTTTTCTAACCCAAGATTCTTTTGTAAATCAATTTCATCTTGTTTATACCACTGATACTTTACGAATCAAAGTTGTAACAGAAGATACTATTAATGTAACAACTACTAGTAATGCTCAAGTATCTCCAACTACAGGTACTTCTGATACTTTCTTTGAAATTAGTTTTGCTTCTAGTACTGTAGATGCTGATTTTGAAGTAACTTTTCAATCAAATATTCCTCCTGCAAAACAAGTCTCAGGCGGCCCAAGTGTCTATACTTGGAATGTTAGAGGCCATGTACAAAAAGATCAAGGGGAAGTTATTGATGCAGTACAACTACAAGAAGTCGGAGACTCTTTTGTAGAATTGTTTGAGATATCTTTACCTACAGGAAATGTAGCATATTTTTTCAATGGATTCGATGGTTTAAATTTAGATAATATTTATTTTCCTGATGAAGAAGGAAATATACTCATAGAATATTTATCTCTGCCAATTAGAATAGAAGGACTAGATGCAAAAAGTACAGGAGTAGCTGGTAGACCTACTCTTACTATGGCAAATATTCCTGCATTAGTCCGCAGCTTTGCAGATAATGGTGATGGGACTAAAGACGAAACAACAATGTCTACAATTTTAGAGAATGAAGGGATTTTTACAGCACAAGATTTAGTAGGTTCAAAAGTTTGCTATAGAACGACTCTTTTAAAGCATACTTTTAATGTTGGAGATACTCCTAAGCGTCCGATTCAGTTTCCATATGCAGTATACTATGTAAATAGAGTTTCTTCAGAGTCAGGCCCTTTACTAAGTTTAGAACTATCAAGTCCTTTAGATATGGAAGGAGTTACTTTACCAAATCGTTACATAATTGGTAAGTATTGTCCTTGGAAATACCAAGGATTTTATGAAAGCGGCGCAGGAGGCTGTACATTCCCATTAGATAGTAGAGGCACTAAATTTTTTGATGAAAATGATGTTGCCATAGACATAAATTCTTTATCTGCATGGGGTTCTACTACTTCATATAATATAGGAGATAAGGTACTTCTATCTGTAGGAGGTTCTCCAAATCCGATTACTACTGGATATTTTACTACAACAGTTGGCACCAGCGGCCAGCCCACGTATGGAGGTGCTACTGCAGGCGATACAACATTTAAAATTACATACAATGGAACGTGGATGGCAGGCGATGCAGTAGATGTTGCTGAAATTCTAGCAAAAATAAATGGTTATTTTGTGTCTCCTGCCTCGTTAGGTGTTGGAGGAGTTGTTACAAATCTTACAATGTCGCCTGGAATGACAGACACTTCAGGAACAGTTTTAACGTATCAATACACAATTACTATGAGTCAGCCTATGACAGGAAATCTTGCAGTTGGCACTCCTATTGAATTTGTAAAAGGATATACTGCAAGCGGGCATACAAAAATTTTCGAAGCAATACGACCTAGTAAAAATAAACATCCAGAGAGTCAAAGAGGTTTCTGGAAAAGATTAGATGTTTGTGGTAAGCGTGTAAATTCTTGTAAAATAAGATTTCAAACAAATGCTGCAGGAACACTAGATACATATTTACCCCTACCTTTTGGAGGCTTCATAGGTACGAAGAAATTTAAGTGATAGATGAAATACAAGAATATTTTAAGAATAATTATCCTAAAGAATCTTGCGGAATAATTGGAATAGTAAGAGGAAAAAAAGAATGGTTTCCCTGTAGAAACTTAGCAGAGGGAGAACATGATTTCATAATGTCTTCTGAGGATTATCTAGATATATGTAAAAAAGCAGATATATTTGCAATAGTACATAATCATATGCATACAGATAATACTCCAAGTGAGGCAGATATTCGTGGATGTAATGCTACAGGAATTCCTTACTATATATTTGATTCTGAAATGAATTTAAATATAGTACAGCCAAAAACAAAAGCATACCCTTTAATAGGTAGAGAGTATAAATTCGGAGAGGCAGATTGTTTTGAAGCCGTACGAGACTGGCTAGCAAAAGAGAATATTAATATTCCTCCTCGTGCTTTATTTGAACAAGAGTGGTGGAATAAAGATTTAAATTATTTTTGTGACGATATTATAGAGCAATGGGGAGGTAAACCTGTTACTGATCCTGAGATTAACGATGTTTTAATTTTTCAGACAACTACAGATGTTCCAAATCACTGCGGAGTTTATTTAGGTAAAGATATGTTTTTTCATCACGCAGTAAATAGATTATCTTGTAGAGAATCTCTGTACCCCTTGTGGGCAAAACATTTAGTAGGAATATATAGATATGAAGCGTAAAGTATACTTAGAGGGAGAGATCGGAGAAAAGTTCGGAAAAGAATTTACACTAGATGTTGATTCTTTTAGAGAAGTAATTCAGTGTTTAGATTGTAACTTCTCAGAGTTCAGACCTTACTTAGCCGAATGCCATGAGAATGGTATAGGATTTCTATGTGATATTGATAATACTCCTATTACTAATGATGCAGAGCTTTTACTTCACTATCCCACAGGAGATATGACTATTCGAGCTCTTCCTATAGGATCTGATGGTATCGGCAAATTTATACTAGGTGCTGTACTTGTAGCTCTTTTGTTTGTTCCCGGGGTAGGACAAGTAGTAGGAGGCGCAGCAGGAAGCACACTATTTGGAGCAGCTACAGTAGCAGGTGCTAGTGGATTAGCAATAGGTGCTGCTTTGGGTCTCGCAGTTCTTGGAGGAGCTTTGCTAATGCAAGGACTAACTGAAATGATGGCACCAGATCCGGCAGGAGATTCTGGAGGAACACAAAAAGAGGATTCTTACTTATTCCAAGGATCGGGTCAAACTATTGTCGAAGGAGACCCTTTACCTATATTATACGGGGAGCTAAGAGTTCCGGGAAGACCAATTAGTTTTCAAACTGCAAATGCTACTGCAGTGTTTGTTCATAGAGAGCCTATTTTAGATGCTAGTGGTAATGCTTTGACAGGAAATATTCCAGACAATCAAACAGAGCAGGGAACTAATCCTCTAGATACAAATAATCCTATTGGCACCGGCGGCGGCGGAGATGAAGGCGGTGGTAACGGTACAGATGTAAATGTTTGGAATCTTATGAATTTGTACGATCAACAGGACTTCATTCGCTGGCTTCAAGTACAAGGAATTTAATATGAGTGGACAGAGAGGACATGATAGAGGCCGCGGTAATGGACGGAACAATGGACAGGGGCAAAATTCTGGGAGTGCTGATACTACTGAACGAGTATTTACTCAAACAGGCTCAGGGACTACAGTACAGAATATTGCTATTACCGATGTTATTTGTGAAGGCCCAGTAGCTGGCTTAAAGAGAGGGTTAGGTTCAATCTTTTTTGATGATATTCCTGTAAAGGATGCAAAGTACTTAGGGTACCACCCTCCACAAGGCCCACTAGGAACAACTATTGATCCCACAGCTAAAATTACTTTTAGTTTAAAAACAGGTACTTTAGGTACCGGCGCAACCTTGCCTGACTATATGATTGATACTTCAGACGGCAATTATTATGCACTAAATAAAAGTATTA